GTGCTGGAGCGGTTCGAGAATGAGGCCCTCGATCCCGCAATCGAGCGCATCTATCGGATCATGACGAGGGCCAACCTCCTTCCGCCGCCGCCGCCGGGCTTTGAGGGCGCTGAGCTTGAGATCCAGTACGTGAGTGTCCTCTCGGACGCGCAGCGTGCGGTCGCGACCGTGCCCATCGAGCGTTTCCTTGCGCTGACCGGAAATCTCGCAGCCGTTTACCCGAAGGCCCTCAACGTGCCGGACTTCGAGGAACTCCTTCGCGAGTACGGCACTGCTATTGGGGTACCTGCGAAGGGTATTCGGCCGCGTGAGGCGGTGGCGGATTTGGGGCAGCAGCAGGACGAACTGAGGGCTACGCAGGAGGCCTCGCAGACCGGTCTTGCGCTCGCGCAGAGCGGCGAACTGTTGTCGAAGACAGAGGTGGGCGGCGGCCGCAATGCGGTGCAGGCCCTGCTTGGAGGATAAACGATGAGCGCACCCTTTGGCCGCCCAACGCGCGGCAGCTTCTCGATCACGCCGGACGATGATGCGGACTTGGACGAGATGGCATACGGCCTCCTCGTGGGAGTGGGCGGGAACGTCCATGTTATCATGGAGGACGGCTCGGAGGATACCGTGCCGCTTGCGGCAGGCGTATGGCACCCGATGGTTGTGCGGAAGGTCTTCGCGACGGGCACGACCGCGACGGGTCTGCACGGAGGGCGGTGAGATGCCGGGGCTGACGCTTGGGCTTGAACTTGGGGCGGACTCGATTGCGGAAGCGGTCGCTCCTCCGCCGCCGGGCGAGGCTTATGTTGTGGACGACAACGGCGAGATCCTCTTCGATGACAACGGTGACGCGGTGACAGGAGACGCCTGATGCCGAATATTAAGGAACTCCTCGCATCGCAACTCATTGGGTGGTCGGGGCGGTCGAAGCTGCGGTCGCAGGCCGACGGCCGCATCAACCTCGAGAACAACGCCGCGTCGGGCTTTTCGCGGTTGACCCTCGGCCTTGAGAACAACGTCCATCCTGCGCTCGCGCGCGTGGGCTCATCGAGTATCCTCCGCTGCGTCGTCGGGGATGAGTCGTTCAGCGCGCAATTGCAGCATGACCTCCGACCGATCGCGACCCCTGCTTCGCAGCCAATCAACTTCAACCACAGCGGCGCCCTCCTCCACAACACCGGCGCAGCAGAGGAAGTGAACCTGACGCTGACGGGCGCGTTCCCGGGCCTGTGGTTTATGTTCTTCGTTGCGGTCGGGCAGAACTTTCGCATCACTGCCGCGGCCGGGGACACGATCCGAGTGGGCTCGTCGGTGAGCGGGGAGGCTGGGAACGTGGTCGCGGACACAGTCGGCAATGCCCTGACGCTGATGGCGCTCGACACGGCGCAGTGGATTGCGATTGCGCGGGAAGGGACTTGGACGGTTACGTGATGGATGAGGTCGCAGCTAAGGCCGGCCCCTCATCACGGGGCTGGGAGGGCGGTGGGACCGGAGCAGGTTACGGTGTTGTCAAGGGTCCCAGGCGGGCGAAGCCCGCCCCCTTGACTACCGTAAGCGCCCGGTACACTGCCCACCCCCCGTGGGGGCCGGCCGCTCGGGAGCGAATATGAACGATCGAGCCGAACAACGCCGTGTCGCGAAGTGGGAGAGGGAGGATCGCGAAGCCCGAACTCGAGCGCTGCGCGATCTTTTGAGCACGCGGGATGGTCGGAAGCTGGTCCTTTATTGGCTGGACATCTGCGGGACGATAGGTCAAAATCCGTTTACTGGGAACGCGCTATCGACCAGCTTCAACTGCGGGCAGCAGAACATTGGCCATCAGCTGCTTGAGCAAGTCCTTGCAACGAGTCCTGACGCTTTTTTGATGATGTTGAAGGAGCAGGAAGATGAGCGATCCTACCGGAACTCAGCCAGCGCCGGAGCCAGCGCCGGAGCCGACGCCTACTACGACGCCGAACCCGGAGCCGACGACGACTCCGAGTGAGGCGGCGGCGCCGCTAACGGCTGAGTCCATCAAGTTGCCCGAGGGGTTTGAGGCCGCCCCCGAGCTTATGGAGAAGTACGTCGGCCTTATGAACGACCAGTCCCTCACACCCGAAGGCCGGGCGCAGGGGCTCGTTGACCTGTACGGCGAAGCCATGAAGGCTGCCTCTGAAAAGAGTAGTGCGCTGTGGCAGCAGATGCAGGACCAGTGGCGCTCCGAGGTCGAGAAGGACCCGACCATCGGCGGCGCTAAGCTCGAAGCCACGATGCAGAGCATCGGGAAACTGATCGATGAATACCCGGAAGGCGAGCAACTCCGTGAAGTTTTTGACCTTACGGGAGTCGGCAACAATCCGGTCTTCATCCGCTTCATGCACGGATTGGCATCGAAGCTGAATGAGGGGCAGCCCACGCCGGGCCAGCCTCCCGCTCAGGCAAAGTCGATCGCTGATCGCATCTATGATGGAGGTAGCAGGTAATGGCAACGCTTGCCGTATCTAACCCGACCCTCTTGGATCTGGCCAAGATGCTCGATCCGGATGGGAAGATCGCAGCCGTCGTCGAAATTCTCAACCAGACGAATGAGATCCTCGACGACATGACTTGGGTGGAGGGCAACCTCCCGACCGGCCACCGCACGACGGTGCGGACGGGCCTGCCGGCCCCGACGTGGCGCAAGCTCTACGGCGGCGTTCAGCCGACCAAGGGCAACACCGCGCAGGTCACCGACAACTGCGGTATGCTCGAAGCGTACGCTGAGGTGGACAAGGCCCTCGCCGACCTGAACGGCAACACCAACGAGTTCAGGCTGAACGAGGATCGCGCCCACATCGAGGGCATGAACCAGGAGCTCGCTGAGACCCTTTTCTACGGCAACGAAGGGACGGAGCCCGAAGCCTTCACCGGCCTCGCGCCCCGTTACAACGATCTCAGTGCTCCGAACAAGGACAACATCATCGACGCAAAGGGCAGTGGCAACGACAACGCCTCGATCTGGCTCGTTTGCTGGTCGCCGACCACAGTCCACGGCATCATCCCGAAGGGATCGACTGCGGGCCTGCAGGTCAACGACAAGGGGCAGGTCACGATTGAGAACGTCGATGGGGCTGGCGGCCGCATGGAGGCCTACCGCACGCACTATCGCTGGGACGCAGGTCTCACTGTGCGTGACTGGCGCTATGTGGTGCGCATCTGCAACATCAGCAAGTCGGCCCTCACGGCGGATGCGTCCTCAGGCCCCAACCTGCCTGCGCTTATGTTCGAGGCTATGGAGATCATCCCGAACCTTGGGATGGGCCGCCCGGTCTTCTACATGAGCCGTGAAGTGCGGACGAAGTTCCGGCAGCAACTCGCCGCTGCGACGAAGCAGTCGACGCTCACTTTTGAGAACGTCGGCGGTCGCAGGACGATGCTGTTCCAGGACATTCCGATCCGCCGCTGCGACGCGCTTTCTGCGGATGAGGCCCTCGTCGTCTAACCGGAGGATCAAGGAATGATTATCGACGAACGCACTGAATTTGCCGACAATGCCTCCATCGTGGGGGCAACCGGCACTGCCCTTGTGGGCGATGTCATCGACCTTGAAGTGGTACGTGATATCGGGAACGGCCAGCCCGTCTACCTGATCATCACGGTTCAGACTGAGGTCGACTCGGCCGCCGATACTGCGGTTGTGGAGTTCGTGCTCGCTTCGGACGCGCAGGCGGCCATCGCGACGGACGGCACCGCGACCGAGCACGCCTCGACGGGCCAGATCGATCAGGCCGCGCTTACCGCGGGGAAGACCTTCGTCATTACGGCGGGGATCGAGGGGCCGCTCTACGAGCGTTACCTTGGCCTCCTCGTCCGTAGGACAGGGGAAGCCACGACGGCAGGCGCGATCAACGCCTTCCTGTCGCTCGATCCGCACGCTTGGCGGGCGTATGCGGACGCTGTGAACTGAGGAGGCGTGAATGCCGAAGCAGGTCCGTTTTGCTCGCGCCTACTGGGATGGGCAGAAGCGGTATCGGAAGGGAGTCCACATTGTCGATGACAACCTGGAACTTCCGTCGACCGCGACCGTCCTTTCAGAGGTTGTGGAGGCCGAACCCGAGCCGACTGGTCCGAAGGCCAAGGCTCGGACTTCCAAGGGCGAACAGCTCTCTTTGAAGGGACTCTGAGAGATGAGCGAGGTCGAGATTTTCAACGAGGCGCTTAGCGCTATCGGAGTACGATCGTCGATCTCGCTCCCCGACGAGCAGTCGCGCGAGGCCGAGGTCTGTCGACTTTGGTACCCCACAGTACGGAGGCTAGTGCTTCGTGCGGCTCCGTGGCACTCCGCGAGGACGGCCAGTCGACTTGGCCTCCTTGCGGAGCGCTCGGACAACGCGGCTTGGACGCCTGATGATCCCGAGCCGGGCTACCGCTTCGCCTACGGTCAGCCCTCCGATCTTCTCCACCCCAACTGGCTCACGACCTACAACCGGTTTGTTCAGGCCCTTTACAAGGGCTCACAGAAGGCCATTATGACGAATGAGCCGGACGCGATCCTTATCTACACGAAGGACCTGACCAACGTCAGTCTTTGGGATGCGGGCCTACGGATGGCCGTCGTTCAGGGCCTTGCCTCGTACATCGCGATGCAGTTGACTGGGAAGCGCGAACGCTCGCGTGACGCGCAGGCGCAGGCCAACGACATAATC